AGAATCCAGAGGACGAAGAATAAGAGGGGATAAGAAATGAGAACATATTGTTTTGGAATTGATGTAGGCGGAACAACTGTAAAATGCGGACTTTTCCGCACAGACGGAACTCTTGTTGAGAAATGGGAGATCCCGACCCGCAAGGATAATAACGGAGACTATGGGCCTGGAAATATTCGATGGGCTAGCGTTGAACAGCAGAACAATAACAGGCGGATTTAAAGAAAGGAGAGACATGATAAAGAAGATAACACCGAATCAGGCGGCTGAAGTGATGGGATGCTCCCCTCAGTTTATCCGGATTGGAATGCAGAGAAACTTATTGGATATAGGTGATGCGATCAAGATGTCAAGCATCTGGACTTACAACATTTCTCCCGGGAAGCTTGCGGCGAGACAGGGCATCACAATAGAGCAGTTAAATGATCTCATAAAGGCTATGGGATGAAAGAAAAGGGGTGAGTTGGTAGTGAAAAAGAAGATATGTAAATGTGCTGTTGGAATCATGTTCTTTATTGGCTTCATGCTTATATATGGAGCGGCAAGCTCTGTGGCATTTGTGGAAGAAATGAGGATCATGGAACCGTGGTATGCGCACCTTGGACAGGCATTTGTCGGTGTACTGCTGACACTCCCTTATCTGGTAGGCAGGAGAAGAAAAGCATGGTTGAGATGAAAGTGTTATCCAGTCATGAAGAATGGCTCAAGGCAAGAACAAAGATAGGTGGTTCGGATGCTTCGGCTATTATGGGAATGAACCCATATAAAAGCAATGTGGAGCTTTGGAAAGAAAAAGCATATGGAATTGAACCGGTGGATATATCGGATAAGCCATATGTGAAATATGGAACAGAAGCTGAGCCGCTTCTCAGAGAATTGTTCAAATTGGACTATCCGGAATACCAGGTGTGTTATGAAGAGAATAACATTTGGTTCAATGACAAGTATCCGTGGGCACATGCATCTCTTGATGGATGGCTCATAGATCAGGATGGTCGTAAAGGCATATGGGAATGTAAGACGACGAATATCTTACAGTCCATGCAAAAAGAGAAGTGGGATCACAGGATACCGGATAACTATTACATACAGGTGTTGCATTACCTGATGGTTACAGAGTTTGACTTCGTAATACTTAAGGCACAGCTTAAATCTGTATATGGAGAGAATGTGTACTTACAGACAAGACATTATCCGATAGAACGGTCGGAGGTTGAAGAAGATATCAAGTATCTGATCGAGGAAGAATCAAAGTTCTGGGAGCATGTACAGATGAAAAAAGCACCGGCACTGAAATTACCGGAAATATAGTAAAGGGGTGAGAGAAAAGTGTATTACAGAATTTGCAGTAACTGCGGAGCAAATCTTGATCCGGGAGAGCGATGCGACTGTGAAGAGGAGAGACAGAAACAGACAGACCGGATCATGAGCATGATGAAAATAAACAAAGATGGTCAGTATGAACTGGCTATGGTGGGAGGATGTACATGGAATTAAGAGTGAATGAGGTAGCAATACCGGAAAAGATCAGCTTCAATTATGAGGAACTGAAAGCAGAGTTGACTGAGAAAGTGGCATTTTATGAGACTCTTGTATATACGGATGATCAGGTTAAGGATGCCAAGGCAGACAGAGCAACACTTAACAAGCTGAAAAAGACATTGAATGATGAACGTATACGGAGAGAAAAAGAGTATATGCGGCCATTCAATGAATTTAAAGCACAGGTTAATGAGATCATTGGAATTATAGACAAACCTATAGCTGCGATCGACAAGCAGGTGAAAGAATTTGAAGATCAGAAGAAAGCCAAGAAGCAGAAAGACATTGAGGAGTTATTTGCCGGCATGGGCTTTCAGAGTTTCGTTACACTTGAAAAGATTTGGGATCCTAAGTGGCTGAATGCATCCACTTCGATGAAAAGCATTGAGGAACAGATGCGGTCAAGAATGTATGAGATTGGTGACAATGTTCTGAGAATAAGCCAGTTTCCGGAGTTTTCATTTGAGGCTATGGAGGCTTTCAAGGAAACACTGCTTATTGATACAGCCGTAGATGTTGTTCAGAAAAACAGAGAGATGGAACAGAAGAAAGCCGCTGCCAAAGCTGCAGAAGAAGCACGAAAGGCAGAGGAAGAACGCAAGGCAAAGGAGATTAAGGAAGAACAGACGGTAATTGCACCGGCAGAACCGAATGAGCAGGCTGTGACACCGTCTGAACCGGCGCAGAGTGAGCCAAAGTTCCCTGTGAGATTTGAAGCCATAATGACAGAGAAGCAGGGCGAAGAACTTAATTTGTGGTTTGCAGAGAGAAACATAGAATTTAAAGCTATTTAGGAGGTATACAAGATGATTAAAGCAGTAAGCGGATTAGTATCAATAAACGGATCAGCACCGATGATTATATCGGAGTTGGCACTCACAGTGAAGGCAATAAGAGAATCACTTGCTAAAGAGTATGGAGAGCCAGCTACAGAGCAGTTGATAAACAGAGCTATGGAAGTATCAAAAGCCGAAGAAGATCTTGACGAGAGCATGAAAGGTCTCATACAGGATGTGTGCACCATATTGGCGAAAGCCGATAGTAACAAGGACAGTACAGAGGATCCGGCATCAATTTTCGAAGATGCGTTTCTCAAGGCATTAAAAGACATGATCATGCATTAGGAGGAAAAGTAAATGGCAGTTAATAATAGTTTGGCACCAAAAGCAAAGAAGACATCTAATATCGTTGAATATGAATCAAATGGTACGAAGATTTCCCTTTCACCGGAAACCGTAAGAAATTATCTTGTCAGTGGTAACAAGGAAGCAGTAACAATTAATGAACTTGCAGTATTTATAAATCTGTGCAGATTCAATGGTTTGAATCCATGGCTTAAAGAAGCCTATTGTATCAAATATGGAAATGAACCAGCAACAATGGTTGTTGGTAAGGAAGCCTTTCAGAAGCGAGCAGAAGCTCATCCTGCATATGATGGTAGCGTTTCAGGAATCATCGTATCTACGGAATCAGGTGAGATTGAATATAGAACAGGAACATTTAAGCTTCCGAGCGAAACTGTTATAGGTGGATTTGCAGAGGTGTTCAGAAAAGATAGATCACATTCTTGCAGAGTTGAGGTTAGCATGGATGAATATGCAGGAAGAAAAAAAGATGGATCATTAAATGGTCAGTGGTCAAAGAAACCGGCAACAATGATCCGAAAAGTGGCACTTGTGCAGGCACTTAGAGAGTCATTTCCTCATAATATCATATCTGGTATGTATACGGCAGAAGAAGTTGGACAGGAAGAACCGGTAGAAATGCCGGCGGAACAGCCACAGCAGGAGCTTGCTGACCAGCAGAATATACAGGAATCACAGGAGCACATTCAGGAAAATGGTAGTAGTGAACAGCAGACTACACAGCAGAATCCTGCCGCCGCTGCACTGTTTTCATAAATAATACTTGTTCATGGCAGATACACACATCACACAGTATAAGCCATTGTATATAGCCCTGCCGCTGATCCGGTGGCAGGGAGAAAGGAGCATTGATTGATGAATCCACAGTGGATAAAGAAAGCATCATTGGACAGAAAATACAGGAATAAAAAGGTTGAGGTCGATGGGATACTGTTTGACAGTAAGAAAGAAGCAAACCGGTACATGGAGCTTAAGCTGCTTGAGAAAGCAGGAGAGATCACAGACCTCAAGAGACAGGTCAGATACGAGCTTATACCGAGACAGAGAGAACAATCGACTGAAATGTACAAGGCTGGACCTCATAAGGGCGAATATAAGCCCGGTAAGGTCATAGAACAGAGCTGCTACTATGTTGCCGATTTTGTCTACAAAGAGGGTGATTACATAGTTGTAGAGGACACCAAGGGCATGAAAACGAAAGATTATGTGATTAAGCGGAAATTGATGCTCCACCGTTATGGAATACGAATAAAGGAGGTATAGAGGGTATGATGACAGACCTCATTGAAGAGAAGAAAAAAGAGCTGATATCAACACAGGATGTTGTTTATGAAGTCCTTGAAAAAGATATAGCAGCAAGAAGTAGTGATAACCGGTTGTACTATCTCGTATGTAAGCAGATTGGAGAAAAGTATGGATACAATATTGATCATGTTTCTGTGCCAAAGTTCTTCCTGCATCTGTCAGAGTTCGGCTTACCAACAACCGAGACAGTGAGACGCACAAGACAGAAGATACAGGCGGCAAATCCGTGGCTTTCCGGTAACAGATATGTGCGGAAGATGCGGCAGAAGAATGAGCAGGCTTTCAGGGAGTATGCAAGAAAATGAAAGGAGCACAGTGGCTATGAGTGATAAAAAGAGCTTCGTCTTTTATACCGAATATAGAGAGCATTTAGAAATGCTTCCACCAGAGCAGATCGGTGAGTTGATGTTAGCTCTGATTGATTATCAGGAGACCGGTGAAGTCCCTGATCTGCCAAAGGGTAGTGCTCTTGCTATGTGCTTTTCATTCATTAAGAAACGGATGGATAAAGATAATACCAAGTATGAGGAGAAATGTGAGCGCAACAGATCCAATGGTAAGAAAGGCGGCAGACCAACAAACCAAATGGTTATTTCAGAAACCGAAGAAAACCCAAATAAACCGAATGGTTTATCAGAAAACCAAACGGTTATTTCAGAAACCAAGAAAAACCCAACCGAACCCAGAAAAGCCGATAATGATAATGAATATGATAATGATATTGATAGTGATAATGATTGTGATAATGAGGAGTATATACATACTCCAGAAAAAATATGTGCTAACGCACATACAAAAAAGGCGGTCAAGTCACCCAAGAAGCCAGAACCGGTCGTGTATAGTGATGTGCCGGAATTGGATGAGGCTATTCATGAGTTCATTAAATTTCGCAAGGGCATGAAAAAACCGATGAGTGACAGGGCAGTTACCTTGATGATGAACAAGCTTGAGACATTATCCCATGACAAGCATGAGCAGGTACAGATACTGAACCAATCGATCATGCAGGGATGGACAGGGGTATATGAGCTTAAGGGAGAGAATAAGCAGTATTCCCATTCACCAAGAGCAAGCAACAACCGGGTAGCGGATCAGTTGAATGAATCATACAAGATGATGGCTGAATGGGCGCAGGAACGAGCAGAAAAGGGAGGCTTCGCAGATGAAGAAAGAGATGGATAATTCAGCAAAAATTAAGTTGATTGCAAGACACTATGGCAAGGGTCGTCTGGTCAGACAGTGTATTTCATGCTTTGCATTATTGATCAATGTATTTACCTGGTGGTGGAACAATGAGACGACTAGGAGAGAGGCAAGAAGTGAAACGGCAGAAATGAACAATACACTGGCAGAGCAGATCGCATGGGCTCAGATCACAACTGCTGCACTGGCAGAGTTATTCGGCATAGCAGATCAGGTCGATGAGCAGAGAGAGGTGGTTTTGGCTGAGCTTATCGAGAAAGCAAAACAGGAGATCATACATGAGCATGAAACAAAATAAACGATGTAACACCTGCAGACACAACCAGACCTGTACGCTTTCAGATACAGGCAGAGTATTACATGTCTGTGATCTTGATAATTCATACATAGACGAGATCCGTCAGATGCATGGCAGGTGTGAAAAGTGGAGAGGAGCAAAGCAAAATGACGGAACAGGAGTTTGCAAAGTTCGCAATGGGCTTGAAAACATACTACCCCAGAGAGAATCTACTGCCGAATAGACCGGCAATGGAACTCTGGTACAGACAGCTTCAGGATCTGACGTATGAAGTGGCAGAGACAGCACTCAACAAATGGGTATCAACAAACAAATGGTCCCCAAGTATCGCAGAGATACGTCAGATGTGCTGTGAGGTAAGACAGGGAGAGATACCGGCATGGAGTGAGGCATGGGAGACCGTTTTATATGCGATCAGAATGTATGGATCATACAGACCGCAGGATGCAATGATGACACTTGATGATCTGACTGCCAGAACAGTGACACAGATCGGCGGATTTGTGAATATCTGCAGGAGTGAGAATATCGACATTGATCGGGCGAATTTCCGCATGGTCTATGAGGAGCTTGCAAAGCGGAAGCAAAAGGATGCACTGATGCCTGCAAAGCTCAGAAGTGCGATACAGAAGATACAGAGCAACAGCATGATGATGTTGGAAGGGAGAGAAGATAATGAAAAAATTTGAATTAACAAGTGAATTTAATCTTAACTTTTTTGGTAGAAAATTTTTTAGAATTAAGGCTCTCGTTAATATTGAGAGATACGGTGTAAAAGCTGGTGATTTAGGGGGATGGGTAGAAAAAGAGGACAATTTAAGCCAGAGCGGTGATGCATGGGTATCCGGTGATGCATGGGTATACGGTAATGCTAAGGTATCCAGTAATGCTGAGGTATCCGGTGATGCATGGGTATACGGTAATGCTAAGGTATCCGGTAATGCTGAGGTATACGGTAATGCTGATTATGCGGTGATCAAGGGCTTTGGAACCGTATATAGGCCAACAACATTTTTTAGATGTCATGATGGTGAGGCAAGGGTTACATGTGGCTGCTTCTATGGAACAATTGACGAATTCCGGGAACAGGTTAAGCGAACCAGAAAAGGTAAGGTTGCAGATGAATATCTGAAAATTGCGGACTTGATGGAATATCATTTTAAGAAAGAGGACAGTGGTGAGAATGTATAAATGCATTGACTGTCAGGCAGAGTTCGAAGAGCCGGACATGGAAAGAGAGTGCATGGGTGAATATCATGGACAGCCGGCATATGAGTACCGGGCTATATGCCCCTTATGCGGATCCTGTGATTTTGAGGAGGTAGTGGATGATGGAGATTGACGAAGCTATAAAGCATGAGAGATGGGAAGCAAAACATGCCGGATTGGAGAAAGATGCAGATGATACAACTATTGAACTGAACAGACAGTATCATACAGAGATCGCAGATATGCTTGAGAAGTTGAAAGAACTCCGGAAGGGCAGTTTGATTGCACAGGTAGTCATCGATAAAGGTGATTTACAGAAGATGGTTAATGAGAAGTTCAAGGAAGTTGAGCTGAATATTAGGAACATCCGAGAACAGGCAATCGATGAGTTTAGGCAGAGGGTACTTGAAGGATTCAGAGAGTGTGGTTTTCCAGACCAGATTGTATGGACTGCATGTTACATATTAGATGATGTCGCAGACAAACTGAAAAAATAAATCAAAGAAAGGAGCCGAACCTCCGGCCGGGGTAACGATATATCGGGTTCCTTTTAAACATGAATTACAAAGAGTTTTTAGAAAGCAAGATAGAACTTGCAGTTGATAGTGGTTTTTCGGTTGACAAGAACCGTATTAACAAAGCATTAAAGCCACACCAGAGAGATGCAGTGGCATGGGCACTGAAAGGTGGACGTAGAGCCTTGTTTGAGTCTTTCGGACTTGGTAAGACTGCACAGGAAATAGAATTTTGTCACCTTGCAGCAGAACATACAGGTGGTAGAGCATTGATCGTATTACCACTTGGAGTTAAGCAGGAGTTTACAAGGGATGCCGTGGAACTCCTGGGCTATGAGAAACCAGAGTATTGCCGAACCATGGAAGAGGTTGAGGCAAGCACAAGTCAGATCGTTTTGACGAACTATGAGAGGGTGAGGGACGGAGACATCCGACCGGATTACTTCCAGGCAACCTCACTTGATGAAGCATCCGTCCTTAGATCATTCGGATCTAAAACATATCAGACGTTCCTTGAAAAGTTCAAAAACGTACCTTATAAGCTGGTAGCAACTGCTACACCATCACCGAATAAATATAAAGAGCTTATTCATTATGCTGGATATCTTGAAGTCATGGATACAGGACAGGCACTTACAAGATTCTTTCAGAGGGATTCAACAAAGGCAAATAACCTGACACTGTACCCAAACATGGAAGATGAGTTCTGGCTGTGGGTGAGTAGTTGGGCACTTTTCATTACAAAGCCATCGGATCTCAATCCGGATTATTCTGATAATGGTTATGACTTACCACCGCTGGATGTTAGATGGCATGAGATACCGGTTCACTATGGAGATACAGTTGATAAAGATGGGCAAATGGAGTTGTTTACACAGGCATCTGCAGGTTTGAAAGAAGCTGCAAAGGTGAAGCGAGAGAGTATCAATGAGAGAGTAGAAAAGATGCGTGAGATTGTAGACAGTTCGCCGGATGATCATTTTATACTGTGGCATGATCAGGAAGCAGAGAGACATGCAATCAAGAAAGCTCTGCCGGAGACAGTGGATATATACGGATCTATGGACTATGACCTTAGAGAACAGAGAGTTATAGACTTCTCAGAAGGTAAAACGAGACTATTTGCAACAAAGAAGTCAATCAGTGGTTCAGGATGTAACTTTCAGCGGTTCTGCCACAGGGAGATATTTGTTGGCATTGATTATGAGTTCAATGATTTCATACAGGCTATTCACAGATGCTATAGATTCTTGCAAAAAGAAACTGTGGTTATAGACATAATCTATATGGAGAATGAGCGAGAGATTAAAAATGCATTAATCGAGAAATGGAAGAATCATGATCATATGGTGCAGAAGATGATCGAGATCGTGAAAAAGTATGGACTTGATTCAGCGAATAAAACAGAGCGGTTAGAAAGGAAGATGGGTGTGGAAGGTACAAGAGAAGAAAGAACAGTAAGAGGAAATCATTACGAAGCCGTATATGGTGACTGTGTGGAAGAAACAAGAGCGATGGAAAGCAACAGCATTGATTTGATCCATACGTCAATACCATTCGGTAATCATTATGAATATTCAGCAAATTATAACGATTTTGGACACAATCAGAATACAGAGAGGTTCTTTGAGCAGATGGATTTCTTGACACCGGAGCTTTTAAGGGTATTGAAGCCGGGAAGAGTTGCAGCTATTCATGTCAAGGACAGAGTGCTGTTCGGAAATGCCACCGGAACAGGAATGCCAACTATTGAACCATTTCACGCTGACTGTATAGAACATTATATGCGCCATGGATTTCAGTATTTTGGCATGATCACAGTTGTGACGGATGTTGTAAGAGAGAACAACCAGACCTACCGCCTTGGATGGACGGAACAGTGTAAGGATGGTACTAAGATGGGAGTTGGATGTCCTGAATATATCCTGTTATTCCGTAAGCTGCCAACGGACCATAGTAAAGCATACGCTGATGAACCGGTTACAAAGTCAAAGGATGAATACACAAGAGCACAGTGGCAGATAGATGCACATGGATACTGGCGAAGTTCAGGAAACAGACTTGTGAGTAAAGAAGAACTTGAGGGCGTATCTGTGGACAACCTGCAGAGAGTATACAGACAGTACAGCAGAGAACATGTATATAACTATGAGGAGCATGTGGCACTTGCAAAGGAGCTTGATATGGATGGAAGATTACCAGCTACATTCATGGTAGTAGCTCCGGGATCATGGAACCAGCTTGAGGTATGGGATGATATTAACAGAATGAGAACTCTTAATACGACACAGAGCCAGAGAAGGGCAACCATGCATGTATGTCCTTTACAGCTTGATATCGTTGAGAGGATTATCAACAGGTACAGCAATCCGGGCGATGTGGTATATGATCCGTTCGGCGGTCTTATGACTGTACCGATGATGGCGGTCAAGATGCACAGATTTGGCAAGGGATGTGAGCTCAATCCGGATTACTTCAGAGATGGTGTTGGTTATCTGCAGTCTGAGGAGAATGAGGTTGATTCACCGACGTTGTTTGACTTTATAGATGGAGGTATGGAATGAACGATTTAAAGATATCAAGTGCAAATATGTCGAAATTGATTAATGCATTAAATATGTAAATGGAATAGTAGCACATTGAAAATTGAATAATGATGGTTGGAGTGGTATAATTTTTTTTATCAAATTGCGAAAGGAAGAAAATATGAAAAGTAAAAAATTTTTGGTAACACCATTTAGTTTTATTACGAAAAAACTAGAAAATTGGAAGTGCGAAAAATGCGGAAGTTTAGAGGAACCGATAATTTATGGTAAAAAAGACGATAATGGAGAAATCGTTGAGATGTATATTAAATGTAAAAATTGTGATAGATTAATTACGGTATCAAAATTTGAATAATAATATATAACTCTACCAACCATCATTATTCGATGGTTGGTATTTTTTTGCGCAAAAATAGAAAAGGAGAAACAACATGACAAATTTTGAGATAGAAATTACATACAACATGATCTGCCGACCGGGGCAGGTCGTGCGGATCCATACAAAAGAAACCACCAGTGGGCGGAATTTTATCATGACATGGAAGAAATGGACCATTGTGGAGGTTCATGATCATCACATAGTGATGAAGAGTGAATACGGCTACCGGGAGAGCTTCACCAGAATAGATATTGTTGAGATGATCAGGAGAGGAGAGATTCGATGGAAATAGTACCAGTACAGGATAAGAGCTGTGAGACATGCAAATACCAGAGCAAATATAAAACAGATGAACCATGTGTACACTGTACCAAGAATGCGACGGACGAATATAAAATAATGACAAACGGAGATTACATCCGGTCACTCAGTGATGTGGATCTTGCGCAGATTGTAATGTGCCCGAATGAGATAGGGTTTGATGAAGTAGAATGCCACAAGCATGATAAGTTTTGCCAGGAATGTACATTGAACTGGCTTATGGCAGAAAGAGAGGTTGAGGTGGATGAAAATATATGAATATAAGGGCAAGCATTATAGTGAAGAAGACACGTCTCTTTATGATGAGGATTATGGTGGAGATTTATATGATCTGTATTGGGAATTAAAGCAGGATGGTAAATGTGATGAGGATACGGTTTATTATGCACAACCTGATGGAGAAAATAACTATTCAAGTCCAGAAGAATTGATTGAATCAGAGTTTTCGGACTTAGTAATTGATGAGGAGGAGAGTGACGATGATGAAAGATAGGTATTTATTCAAGGCAAAGAGAGTCGATAACGGAGAATGGATGATTGGCAACTTAATTCAGACAGATGACGGAATTTATATCATTCAAAATTATGTACCGCAGTATTTAATAAAGAACTATGAAGTAGACCCATCCACAATCTGTCAATGCATCGGCATGAAAGACAAGAACGGCGAGTTGATTTGGGAGAATGATATTGTGAAACTCTTAGGACATAGAGGAGTTATCAAATTTACATGTGGCGGCTTTGGCATTGGATATCGAAAAAATATTGATTGGGAAGAAATACAAGCCAATATCATGCGTATTACAGGATGTGAAAACATTTTATATGCTTGCGAAAACGATAATTATATATCATTGTGGGAAATCTATTGGAATTTTAATGATGAGGATGATTCGGTAAATACAGTAGAGGTTATCGGCAATATTTTTGACAATCCGGATTTATTAGAAATGGAGGTGTAAGATATGCCAAGAATACCAGATAGTATAGCAAGTGAGCCGGAATGGAATAGAGCAAGTCGAATATCAGATAAACTTGGCAGGTCGAAATATCCGGCGTTATGGGCGTTCAGATTCATCCGTGAGTGGGAGCGCATCACGGCTCAAATCAGAAGTGAGGTGAATTATCATGGCTAAGTCGGATAGAAAGTTACATGAGGCAAGAATGGCTGGTGCAATATGGATCATGAAGCTGATCGAGGATAAGGGCATGGAAGAGGCTAAGAAAGAGCTTGCAGCAAGGAGAGCCATGTTCATTCCGTTAGAGATCAACCAGGCACAACTGGAAGAATCAGTTGAGAAGATCAAGATGAATACGATCGATACTGTGCTGATTATGTCTTGCATGGTGTTGAGAGATGAGTTTGGATTTGGGCAGAAAAGGATCAAACAGTTCTTTGACCGATTCAATTTGAAGACAGAGTGTATATGTGATGGAGATGTGATCTGGGATGATTTCATAGATGCACTGAGGGAAGAAACCGGAATAGAGTTTTCCATCAGGGAAAATAAGTAAGTGAGGTGATAAGGTAGTGAATATAGCGAAAGAGTACCTGAAACAGGTAGAAACGCTTGATGCGAAAATACAGCAGAAGAAGATAGAATTAGATAGCCTTAAAGGCAATGCAATAGGCTTAGGGGCATTTGACTATTCAAAGGAAAAGGTACAGACAAGTGCATCTGAATCAATAAGCGGGAAAATAGCGAAGTATGTTGATTTTGAGAGAGAGCTGCAGGAGGATATTGTAAGATTTGCGGAACTCAAGCATAGAGTGATCAATCAGATACATATGCTGGATGATCCGAAGTACATCAATGTATTGTTTAAAAAGTATATTGAGTACAAGGGGCTGAAAGAGATATCAAAAGAACTCGGCTACTCATACGACCATATCCGTAGGGTGCATGGATGGGCGTTGTTAGAGTTCCAGAGAAAAAATTTATAATTTTGCCACAAAATGCCACATTCAAACGTGCTATACTGGTATGGTAAAATTATATAGTATTGATTCATAAGGGACATAGCCGTTGCCATAGGTTGTGTCCCTTTTCTTATGCCCGGTGGTTATACAAACCCTCTCCCACCCCTTTAATGTGAATGATAATCTCTTGCCACTGGGCTATTTTGTTTGATATATGATTTGGGAGAGTGTGAAGAAAGTAACAGCTTCAAACCTATACTGAAGCTGAGAAGGTGATAGAGATGGAGATTGAGAATATATCAGTCGAAAACTTAATACCATATGCCAAGAATGCAAAGAAGCATCCGCAGGAACAGATTGAGCAGATCAAGCAGTCTATCAGAGATTTTGGATTCAATGATCCGCTTGCAGTTGATGAGAACAATGTTCTGATAGAAGGGCATGGACGACTTATAGCTGCTAAAGAGCTTGGATATACCAAACTGCCATGTGTCAGACTTACTGACCTTACAGAGCAGCAGAAGAAAGCATATATTCTGGCACACAATAAACTGACTATGAACAGTGGTTTTGATCTGGATCTGCTTACACAAGAGCTTACAGATATAGCAGATTTTGATATGTCAGACTTTGGCTTTGATGTTCCTGATCTTCTCGATGACGAGGATGACGATGCCGGATATTACGGAGATGAAAGGGAACGGACATATGAGGCATACAACCTTGATGATTTTGATGGAGCAAGGGCAGAGGGATTTTACCAGATGCCGGTCATTGAGGCACAGGATGCAGATCCGGAAGAATTGATATCATTCAATTATGTACTATCCACAAAGAAGCGTAAATGTGGAGTACATTTTTACATTGATGACTACCAGTTTGAACGGATCTGGAACAGCCCACAGCAGTATATGGACAAGCTGAGAGAGTTTGACTGTGTATTCACTCCGGATTTTAGTCTGTATATGGATATGCCAATGCCTATGAAGATATGGAACGTATACAGAAGTCGCCTCATCGGTCAGATGATGCAGGATTGTGGGATAACAGTAATACCAACGCTTTCATGGGCGGAGAAAGAATCTTACATGTTTTGCTTTGATGGAATACAGCAGGGTGGAACGGTTTCGGTATCGACTATTGGAGTGAAGTTAGATGACGAAAATAAGCAGATGTGGTATAATGGAATGACAGAAGCACTAAAAAGAATCAGACCTAAGAGAGTACTTGTATATGGTGGAGATATTGGTTACAAATTCCCTGATAGTGTTCAGGTGAGATATTATGAGAATAAGACATTTAAGAGAGGATAGGTGGGATATATGTTAAAAGAAACATTTTTACATCATATGAAGAAAGCTCAGGCTTTTAGAATTGGAGATTATTCCATATATTATAGTCCGGCATCAATCGTTAATTACGATACGGATGAGGAGATATCATTTAAGAATATAGATGATCTCTATGAGAATGGGATGCTTGGGGATAAGAAACTTAAAGATTTTTGGGAATCTGAGGAGGATGCATTTCACAATCCTTTATGTATGTGTGTGAATGACGACAGTAGTTTGTGGTTCCCAATAGAGGAAGAATAGATATTATACAGATAAAGTATATTAGGACACTTCAAGAAGAAGTGTCCTTTTTTCGTGGAGGTAAAACAGTTGGGCGGCAGAGGAGCAAGCGCATTTTCAGATAGGGCAAAACAAGGAGATAGAAGACTAGCATTTTCAGGTGGAAAAGGTAAACCATCTGATAAGATGTTTCCTTCCTGGATGAATGGGGCAAAAAATACAGGAAGTATAGACAGGGTTATCAAGAATTTTAACGAAAAACATACACAAAGTGCTAGGGAATGGGGAGTACAAGTGGATGATAATGGATATGTGACACATTATTACAAGGGTTCCAGAGGTAGTGTGAGCTATGACGCATCTGAAAGCGAGGGTAAACATTTTATACATAACCATCCTGCACATGGATGGGGTAATTTTAGCGGAACAGATCTTGAAACATGGGCAGGTAGTGGACAAAAAGCAGTAACAGCGAGCAGCAGAAACGAATTGCCACCTAAAGGTATAAATCCCAAGCTATACAGTAAAAGAAGAGCAGGAACATATACAATTAAAAAGAAATCACATTTTAAAGCTGCGGAGTTTAGCAAAGCTATTCATAGTGTTAAGGTAAGCAGTGATAACTATGATGCAGATCTCAGTAAATGGCTTAGCAGAAATGCAAAGAAGTATGGATATGAATATTCATATAAGCCGGCAAAGAATAAGGTGTAAATAGACAAGAAAGGTAAAATTATGGGTGGACGTGGAGCGAGAAGCGGAATAGATACAAAAGGGAAGAGGTACGGCACAGAATACCGGACGGTACACCAAATAGATGATATTAAATTTGTTGTACAGAATGAGCAAAAGCCAGTAAAGACTCCAATGGAAACCATGACGAAGAACAGAATTTATGTGACTTTAGGCAAGGATGGAGAACCTAAGTCCATTACGTCATATGATAGAAATGGAAAGAGAGAACGACAGATAGATCTAACACATTACCATACAGTTAATGGTACTAAAACTAAGCCACATACACATATGGGATATGAACATGAAGAGAATGGAACGAGAAAGCCGTCAGTAAAAGAAAAGAAGACAATTGACAAAGTAATGAAAGCGTGGGAAAATTATAAACAGGGGAAGTAGTTTACGAGTGAGAACAATGGGTGCAACTAAATAATGCACCAGTGCAACAAGATAAGCCACTGGGTTGTGAGTACACAGGTGAGGTTGTGACAGAGGAGTCGGTTGAAATCCGTCCGCCCCTATTTGGAGCTTTTGCTATAACAGCAAGGCTCCATTTTTTGTACTCTTTTTTAGATCATATGAAAGGTAGGTGAAATGGATGGGAAAGAGCATAAAAGACATGACAAAAGAAGAACGACAGGAAGCAGGAAAGAAAGGCGGAATCAACTCAGGAAAGACAAGAGCCGCAAAGAAGCAGATGAAAGAATCACTTGAAACGATCCTGTCCATGAGCCTGAAGAAAGGCGCAGTTACTAATATAGATAATATAAAGAACATAGCTGATATTAAGGGCAGAAATATAACAGTTCAGGATGCTATATTGATCGGACAGGTACAGAAAGCCCTCAAAGGTTCTATAGCCAGCGCAGAGTTCATCCGAGACACAGTAGGTCAGAGACCGGAAGATATTATTAATCTGAATACTGATGGCGAAGATATGACGTTAAATATCAATGTTTCCTATGGCGACAATGAAGCAGTAAGCATGGAGGTTGACAATGAAGACAAGTAAAAAGCTGTACCAGTGGGATACGGACCAGTATTTTATTCAGGTTGAAGGTAACTATATAGATTATACGATCAAGGAAGAAGTATATAGGGTTGAGGTATCAGATGGTAAATGCATGATACCAGACGAGCTGCTTCAGGAGAGCGGCTTACATACTGTATATGAATGCTTTAAGAATGGAACAAGATCGGCATACAGATTTAATGTCACTGAAAGACCGGTACCACCTGATTATATTTATACTCCGACCAGACAGGAAACATTTGAAGATCTTGTTAATAAGGTCAATGATGCTGTTACTCTGATGGAAGAACGTGCCGAACGTGGAGATTTTAACGGAAAAGACGGAAACGATGGCGCAGATGGTCATGACGGAGCAGATGGAGAAAAGGGAGATAGAGGAGATCCGGGCGAGAAAGGGGAAAAGGGCGACAAGGGAGATCCTGGCGCCCCATACGATGATACAGAATTAAGAAAAGAATATGAGCTGTTTAAGAGTGACATCGAGAAAGAGATGATTGAAGTAAAAAAATCTGTCAGTGATAGAAATACCAAGATAGCCACAGCTATCACTGAAAAAGGAGTGGCTACAGAACCAACAGACTCGGCGGACGTGATGGCGGAGAATATTAAGAATATACAATCAGAAAGGTATGGTGTCGTTGGATATGTTGATACAACCATACAGGCGGTTGGCAAAATAGCAATGATATATGGATTATATACCATGGAAGAACAGGAGGCATAATGAGTATATTAGGGT